GCTGCGGCCGGGTCAGCAGGTCATCGTCAACAAGACGGGCGACTACGAGCGCGTGTTCACGCCCGACGACAGCGCCGACAGGTTCGGGCTGGCGCGCCACTGGCACGTCATGCCGCACGAGGAGAAGGTGGCGATGGTCATCGGCGAACGACCGGAGGGCGCGTGACGACCGCTCGACGAACGCCCCCGGCGTCGCCACCCGTGGCCGCCCTTCGACGGCGCGCCTTGCGGTTGGAGATCCTCGCCGCGGTGTCGATGGCGTGGCTCGTCGCGCTGACCGTGTGGCAGTGGAAGGTCGTGGCGTTCGTCAACGTCGTCGCGCGCATCGCCGTCAGGACGGCCGACCTGCTGCTGTCGTTGGCGCGGCAGGCGGGAGGCTGCGGGGCGTGATTCTGTCCGACGACTTCATCAAGGAGTGCGACGCCAACCCGGCGCTCGCCAAGCTGTTCTACCAGATGCCGATTGCGTTTTGGGGCGCGACGGTGTTCCGAAAGGTCAAGCAAGGTCATCACGTCCTCGGCAAGCGTGCCGCCTACGACGCGCAGGCCGCCATCGTGCGCGAGTGGTTCGCCAAGCGGCCCAAGGTGACGGTCATCACGGGCTGGAAGCGCACCGGAAAAACGGGCGTCGGCGCCTACATCGGCGCGTGCTGGATGCTCGGCGGCGTGCGGCTCGACTGGCCGGGCGCGCAGTGCATGGGAATCCGACAGTCGGTGCTGTACCAGCGTCGGATCGCCGGCGAGCGGCAGATGCTCATCGGCGGCAAGAATCTCGACCACATCGAAAGCGTGCTGCTCAAGCAGTACCGCGAGCTGCTGCCATCGTCAGCCGTCAAGGAATGGTTCTCGCGGCAGAAGCATCGCGTCAACCTGCGCGACGGCACGGCGGGACTGGTGCGGTCCTACGACCAGGATACCGAATCGTGGAAGTCGGGCGCGTACCAAGGCGCGCACTTGGACGAGGAGCCGCCGCTGGACAAGCTGGAGGAGGTCATGCACCGTCTCGCCACGACGAAGGGCTGGCTCATCATTACCGTGGCGATTGACGACGCCGACGTGAGCTACCTGCCCGACGCCTGCAAGAACCCGCTCAAGTATTTCGGCACCGACTCGTTCATGCACTTTAAGCTCGGTCTGGAGCATGTCCCGACGGAGATCTACCCCGAGGAGGAGAAGCAGATGCAGTACCGCCGCTACGACGATACGCCGCAGCGGCTCGCGTGCAGGCGCGGCGAGTTCTCGTTCTTGAGCGGCCGCTGGTGGAACAAGTTTTCGCCAGAGACGCACGTCATCAAGGCGTTCCCCGTGCCGCGCGACTGGAAGCGGTGGAGGTTCATCGACGCCGGCATGGCCGCTCCCACCGCCTGCGCCTGGCTGGCGATGCACCCGAAGGGCGACCTGTTCGTGTACCGGGAGTTCTACAAGCCCGGCCTCACGGTGGACGAACGCTGCAAGGCGATCATCGAGCTTTCCGGCAACACGCGCGAGCGCGAGGACGGCATTTGGGTCGAGCGCGAGGGCGAGAAGGGCGAGCAGTTCGTCGGGACGTTCCTAGACCACGCCGAGTTTGTGCAGGACGACCAGACCGGCGACGATGCATCGTGGGCCTACGTCAAGAACGGGCTCGTCGTGCAGCCGTGGACGACGCTCGGGCAGCAGGCGCGGCGCGAGGTCGTCAACGAGTTCCTCGACCCCGACCCGTCGCGCGAGCATTTCATCACGCACAAGCCGGGCGGTCCGCGGCTGTACGTCATGGACAACTGCCCGACGCTGGCGTGGGAGGCCGGCAAGAAGTGCGAGAAGCGCGTGACGAACGAGCGGTCGGGCGTGACGGAGCGGCGGGTCCAGAACCGCGACGATCACCTGATGGACTGCGTGGAGGCGGCGGCGGTCGAGCTGCGTTGGATGGTCGAAGACGGCAAAAAGAGTCCTTGACTTTGTTGGTCAGAAGATTTCCCTTGACAGTATAGGCTCGCGCGTGTCACGCTCGCAGCCTCAATGTCTCACCGTGTCGATGAAACAACGAAGCCGTGGCTGACGGAAGAGCCCGGCCGCAAGCCGGTGCCCGCCTCGCCCCTCGCCGCAGGCGCCCGCGCCGCCGCACCCGTCAACCTGGCGATCTACGACGGCGAAGAGCCGAACGAGGTCGTCAATCGCGTCCTCCAGATGGCGCAGAAGTCGTATGCGGCCCTCCAAAACCAGCGGGAAGCCCTGCTTGAGCGGTGGGAAAAGGCGGATTCCTTCTACTGGATGGCGCAGAAGGAACACCGGATGCCCGAGTTGACGCGCGCCAAGGTGTCGGCGTCCATTTTCTACCAAGCCGTGCGCCGCCTTGCCAACGGGGCGAACGTGGCGACCTTCCCGACGGGCTCGGACAAGCTGCCGGTGAAGGCGGTCGTCAAGGCGAACCCCTACGACCTGACCGAAAAGCGCGCCGAGAAGGCGAAAAAGGCCGAGGCGGTCAACCAGTTCGCGCTTTTCTGCTTCCAGAAGGCCGACATCGAGACGAAGCGCAGCGGCTGCTACACCTCGACGTACAAGTACGCCAATTTCCTCGCCTACACGCCTTGGGATTTCGAGATCGAGCGACGCAAGCGGTGGGAGCCGGCCAATCCGAACCGCCCGATGGTCGGCGAGGACGGCCAAACGCTTTACGTTCACGCCGACACGGGCGAAACGTCGGCCACGCCTCACGGAATCGAGCTGCGCGAGGTCGAGTACGATTACGTCTGCAAGGATTCGGTCGGATTCTACCCGCTGCCCATCGAGGACGTCTGGCTGGACGACAACATCGCGGATCTCGACCGCCAGCCGTCGCTCCTGTGGAGGTCCAGCCTGACGCGCGCCGAAATCTGGAAGCAGGCGAAGGCGGGCCTCTATGCGAACACGGACAAGATCACCGAGACGCACGCCTACGACTACTACAGCGAGCAGGCGCAGACCACGCAGCAGCGCCGCGCGGATGCCGGCAAGGCGACGGCCAGCCAGGAGCAGACGGAACTCTACGAGCGGTGGCAATGCTGGATGCTCCTGCCGCGCATCGAGGTCAAGAAGCGCGCGGACGGCACCGTTAGGTCGCTGGCATGGGACCAGAACGCCGAGCCCCGCCGCTACCTGCTGGAAGTGGTCGGAAATGTCAACGAGCGACCCGTGATCGTGCGACTGTGCGAGTCGCCGTATTGGGACAACGGTGTGCCGTTCATCGACGCGCACTCGCACGACGACGATTGCGGCTTCTACCGCCGCGGCCTGACGGAACTGCTCGACGACAACATGGTGCAGGAGCAGGTCGCCAAGGGGCAGTTGATGGACAACCGAACGCTGATGTCGTTTCGCCCGCTGGTGCGGCAAATCGGTCGCGTCCGCAACAAGTCGCTCAAGATCACGCACAACACCGTCTTCGATGTCACGCATCCCGACGCCATCAAGCAGCTCGACGTGCGCGACAACACGGCGACCATTCTGCCGTCCATCCAGTATATCCGCGACGACAGCGAGAAGGTCGCCAACACGCCGAAGTTCATGCTGGGCGACGCGATGGGCGGGCGCACGACCGCCAGCGAGTTCGCCTCGATCCGCGACAGCAGCGCGGCGCCGTCGCTCAACGACTACAAGCAGCTCAACCTCCAGATTTGGGGGCGCTACCTGAAGAAGATCATGGCGTACATGCCGCAGTTCCTGTCGAACGACATCTCGGCGGGCGACCTGCACTTCACGCCCGACGAGTTCAACGACCTCGACTTCGATGTCGAGGAGGTGGCGACGAACGAGTTTGAGAATCGCATGGCGGCGCAGCAGGTCGTCATCAGCCTCGTCGGCGCGCTCCAGTCGCCGATGTTTGTGGGCATCGTCAACCCCGTCTCGACGGCGGTCAAAATCTTCTCGCAGTTCCCGGCCGTGTTCCCGAACCCCGAGGAACTCATCGTCAAGAACCCGGCCACCGCCGCGCTGCTCGCCGAGTGGCGCAATCAGGCGATGGCGGTGCAGAAGGCCGTCGCGCCCGGCGCCGCGCCTTCGGCCGGCCCAGATTCTCCTCCCACGGTCACGCCCGGCGCGCCCAATCTGGCCCCCAGCGGAGGCCCACCTGTGGCCCCTGATGCCACCGGCGCGATTGGTGGCGGCGTGGGGGGTATTTTTGCCGCGGCTGCGCCAGTCGGCGCACCGCCTGCCTGATGAGCCGTCCTATCGAGATCGCGCTGGCCGACGTCGTGATGCCGCTGGACGGCGGCAAGCGCGAGGCGCTGCGCGACCTGGCCGACAGCACGACGAGCATCACGCTCGCCGACATCCTCGATGACGCGGCTAACGTCAAGACGGTCGCCATGCGCGAGGCGTTGCGGCTCGGCAAGCACGAAGACGCGCGGGCGTGCGAGGCGTATGCGTCGGCGTGCGAGGACGTGGCGGCGCTGTTGCGAGACGGGCTTGCCGACGCGCTCAAGCCTGCCGACGATAGCGAAAAAGATGCTTGACTTTATTTTTCCCTTGACTTTCCGCAATAGCGTGTGGGAAGGTCATGGGGTACGGACGGCCTAATCCGCCGTCGCCACAGCAACGGGGCGCCAATCCCGCCCCAACGAAAGGACAGACAATGGCAGAGCCCGAAGGCGGCAATCCCGCCACGGAACAGGGTGCGGTAGGCTCGGACAATCCCCCGCCGGAACCGCAGAAAACCGAGGCAGAGCTTCGCGCAGAGCTTGAGACGCTGCGCGGGCGCTATCAGGAATCCACCGAGGAAGGGAAGCGCAGGGCGGCCCAAGTGGAGGAACTGAACACGCGGCTCAAGTCCTTGGAGCAGGCACGTTCTTTGACCGATCAGGAACGACAGCAGCAGCAGGCCAATCAGTTCCCGACGCGAGAGCAGTACGCGGACTATTGGGTGGCGAAAGGCATGACGCAGGAGGCGGCGGCCGCGCGGTACGACATCGACGCGGCGCAGTTCCAGCGCGAGCAGTTCCTTGCCCAGCAGATCCAGGCGCTCGGCAACCGCATGAAGTTCCGCGAGGAACTCGACGCGCAGTTGCAGGCGGAAACGAACCCCGACGTGAAGGCTGCCGTGGACTTCTGGAAGGACAACGCCGTGATGGCGGCCCTTCCGATTCCCGAGCAGTTGAAGGCCCACAAGGCGACGCTCGAAAAGCTCGGCGTGACTGGCGCGCGTGACACGCGCCGCCAGCTTGACGACGTGAAGCGGGCGGCGACGGGCGCGGGAGTCGGCGGAGGCCGCGGGGCGGCACCGGCGGCGACCGCAGAGGAGGATTCGCAGGCCAAGTCGCTCGGTTTCCCGAGCGCCAAGGCGATGGCGGAGTTCTCCAAGTGTACGACGCCGGCCGAGGCGCGCGCGTGGGAAACGAAGTGGAAGACGAAGCTCTGAACGAGGAACTGACAATGGCTACCAAGAACAAGACTGACAAGGGCGCCGCTGCTGGCGCGACGAACGAGACGAAGCCGACCGACGACAAGACGCCCGTGGTCGAGCCGGTATCGGACAACACCGACGGCATGGACCGCGAGGAGTGCTTGCAGAAGCTCCAGAAGAAGCACCCCGAGCTGGTGTTCGCGTGGGCCGACAAGGAGCGATACCAGTTCCGCGGCAACGGCTGGCAGGCGATCCGCCTGACCGGCGGCGGCACGTCGTTTGAGCGCGTTACCGTTCCTGACGATGCCGACCAGACGACCGGCACGATCCTGTGCGTTCGCACCGTGGAAGTGGACAGGCGGGTGCGCGCGAAGGACGAGGCGCGGCGGCAGGAACTGAACGCCCGGTGGCGGCAAAGCCGCAACATGGCGGGGCAGGCGGGCGGCATCAACGACGCTTTGCAGATGATCGGAGGCGGCGGGGTTTCGGCCTCGGCGCTGACCGACAAAGACTAACACGCTGGCGAGTCTCTTACGGGGCGGGCCAGCACAACCAACAACAGAAGGATAGACAATGGCTACTCTGGCCCTCCAGCCCGCGCGCCTTGTGAAGTCCCGCGACGGCAAGCCTGCCGAGTGCGAGACGATCACCGGCGTCACCGGCCTCAACCCCGGCGAGATTTGCGTCAAGGCCAACGGCGCGCTTGCCGCCTGCTCCAACGACGCGGTGGTCGTTACCCACCTCGCCACGTTCGACAGCGACGCGCAGTACATCCCCGGCACGACCGCCTACAGCGGCCCGTACGTCAAGATCAAGCCCGGCGACACCTACGAGATGAACGCCTACCACGCGACGCCGGCCTCGGCGGTGGTGGCGGATACCGATCTCGACGCCCAGCCCGGTTACAACCTCGTCAAGGTTGGCGACAACTGGCACCTCAACCTCGCGGCCACCAACGCTCCCGCCGTGCGCCTCATCGCGCGCCGCTCGGACTGTTCGGCGACCGACATCTACCCCCGCGTCCTCGTTCAGTTCCTGCCGACCGTGACGCAGGATTCCTAAACCCTGACGCAACCAGAAAGGACACAACCAAATGAGTGTTGTTACCCGTACCACGATTCCGAGCATGCTCGATGCTCGGCTTCGCCAGAACTTCCTCGCGCAGTCCGACACCGTTGACAGCATCGGTGACAAGATCGCCAAGGAACGCAAGACCGACCGCGCCTACGAGATCTACAACTACAAGGTCGGCACCGCCCAAGCGGGCGTTGTCGGCGAGGGCGCCATCTACCCCGACCAGGAGCTGAAGGAAGGCTTCGGCGTCACCCTGGCCCCCGTCAAGGTCGGGTTCGCCATCAACGTCAGCCGCGAGGCCATTCAGGACAACCTGTTTGAGCCCATCGCCGGCGACGTCGGCAAGGCGGCCCGTCGCTCGATGGACCAGACCCGCGAGCAGTCGGCGGTGAACCTGCTGAACAACGGCTTCGCCACCGGCACCACGCCGGACGGCCAGTACCTGTTCAGCGCGAGCCACGTCCTCAAGGGCGGCGGCACGCAGGCCAACCTGACGACCGCGTCGGCCCTCGACGTTGACCAGTACTGGGCGGCGGTGAACCTCATCCGCACGACCAAGGGCGAGTCCACGCTCTTCAACCAGTGGAGCCCCGACTACATCGTGGTCCCGCAGGCGCTGGAGCGCAAGGCGTACGAGATCCTGCGTTCGGACAAGGTGCCGTTCGTGATGTCCAACACCGCGAACGTCGCCATGCAGCTCTACAAGACGGAGGTTCTCACCTCGCCGTTCCTGTCGAGTTCGACCGCGTGGTTCCTCATGGCCAAGCCCTCGACCCTCCTGTACCCCGCGCTGGCGTACGTCAACCGTGAGCCGCTGGCGCTCATCTCGACGTTCAACGTGAGCGGCAACACCGAGGTCGGCGACGGCACGGACCGCGACACCGTGGGCTGGAAGGTCCGCGAGCGGTACGTCCACGGCCTGACCCACTGGTTCGGCACCTTCGGCAACGCGGGCGCCTAACCGCAGCAGCGACAACATCGGGGGGCGGGCCGGCAATCGGGCCGGTCCGCCCCTCCTCGCAGAGCAGCAGCGACCCCAACGACTTTCCATGAAAAACCCCATCATTCCCGTCCTCCTCCTTGCGGCCTCGGCGTGCTTCGGCGCGACGGTTGACCGCACCGAAACCATCCTGGCGACCGGCACGAACAAGAACACGGCCGGCACGGCCATCGTCTCGCAGTCGCCGACGAACGAGTACGCGATTGGCGTCTATACCGTCATCCTCGGCACGAACGCGGCGTCCAGCACGTCGTTCTCGCCGGCCTACACGGTGGCGCCCATCCAGATCAGCCTGTCGGCGGGCCAGACGAGCAACACCGTCTCGGCCATCTCGACCTCGGCGTTCACGGTGACGAACACCGCGCCGTACATCACGACCAACAACTTCCTGTTCCTCGGCGTGAAGCGGCTCGGCGTGAAGCAGTAATCGGCGAGCGACCGGCGACAACCTTCCCATGAAACGAATCGCGTCCCTCCTCGGAGTGGCGCTGGCGGTGGCGGCGATGTCGGCGCCCGTGCGGGCGCAGGACGTGCTTCCGTCGTCGGTGCTTGTCACCAACGCAACCCTGACGAACGTGTGGGCGGCCGGCGCGTCGCTCGACCTCGCCAGCTACGACAGCGCGACGCTGGTCATGCAGACGACCAGCAACGACGCCAGCGGGCTTGTGCAGTTGAAGTTCCAGTGGTCTGCGGACGGCAGCGTGTGGGCCGACGAGAGCGTGCTGTCGGCGGGCTCGACGGTGGGCCTGACGCAGCCGTACACGGCGCTGTCGCGCATCGTGCAGGTGCCGACCACGAACAGCGTGTTCTACGCCGAGCGGTTTCGGCGGGTGGCGCGGTACCTGCGGCCGGCGTACTCCAGCACGAACGCCGTGACGGTGGGCCGCATCACGATCAGCGGGCAAAAGATGAACAGCCGGAACTGACGCCATGAAACGAGCGTGGCTGGTCGCGGTCTTCGCGGTCTTGGCTGCCGCCCCGTCGAGGGCGGCGACGCTCTACTACAACGCGGCGGTCGATACGGCGTGGGACACCCTCGGCAACTGGTGGACGGATAGCGGTCATACCGTCCCCTCCGCCGCGCTACCGACGAACGGCGATGCGGTGGTGATGTCGGGCAACCTTGGAACCGGCCCATCGGTTGCCGTCCAACCCGCGAGCGTGACGTGGAGCAGTGGCAACAATTCGGTCAACCTGTCGGCGTTCGTTTGCGTGGTGACGTTCAACGATGAAAGCCGCAACAGCGGCACCGTCACGACCGGCACGTTCAACGGTACCAGCTACAACAGCGGCACCGTCACGACCGGCACGTTCAACGATGGCAGCTACAACGGCGGCACCGTCACGACCGGCACGTTCAACGATAGCAGCGGCAACAGCGGCACCGTCACGACCGGCACGTTCAACGATGGCAGCAACAACTTCAGCACCGTCACGACCGGCACGTTCAACGATAGCAGCGGCAACACCGACGGCACCGTCACGACCGGCACGTTCAACGATAGCAGCGGCAACGCCGGCGGCACCGTCACGACCCTCCTCATCACGTCCACGCGCATCGCCGGCGAGTGGGTCGCCAACGGCAGCCGTAACGCCGCGACCATCGGCGGCACGGTCATCCGCACCGTCGCCACCGGCGCAGCCTTTCCGACCGCGCCAACCGCGCGCGGCGGCAGCAACGCAATCGTCCCATGAGCGAAACTGAATCCGTCGCCATCGCGCGCATCGGCCAAAAGGTTGACGACCTCAAGGAGACGATGAGCGCCTTTATCGCCGAGTCGAAGGCCAAACGCAACGACTGCGACCGCTGGCGCGCCGAAGTGGACGCCGACCGCAACCGCGCCAAGGGCGCGCTGCTCGCGGCGTCGTTCGCCGGTGGCGCGCTGGGCGCGGTCTTCTCGGCGCTTGGGCGATTCATTCGCCTGCCCATCTGATTTATGCAAACCACCCTGAAAGTCCTGTCACTCATCGGCAAGGGGCTCGCGGTCATCACCGGCCTTGCCGCCTACTCCAACATCATCCCCGCCAAGTGGTCGGGCGTCGCCGTCATCGTGTTCGGCGTGGCGTCCGTCCTCAAGGACACCGTGAACCGCGTCGCCGACATCCTCGACGACGGCCAGGCGAACAACAGCTTCAAGGCGTAACGCCGTGAGCGATGTCGGCGAGGTCGCGCACGCCATCGGCTCGCTGGCCGACGTGGCGCGCCCGCTCATCGAAAACGCGCTTGCCGAGAAGTACGACAAGGAACGCCGTGAAAACGTGGACGATGTGCAGGACGCTTTCGTTCGCCGCGATCCTGACGCTTTGCATCGCGTGTGCTGGAGGCTGTGCAACGACGCCAACCATCCCCCGACGGCCACCGGGGACGTACGAATGGCCGTCGAGCCCGGCGTCCTCCACGCCCTCCTCCTGTGCGCCTGCGACGCCATCTACGGACGCCGCGCCCTTGTGCGGCTCATGGAGGCGCGCAAGTGAACGACTCGCTGGAGAACGTGAAGCGGCTGCGGGCGGAGGGGCGCGCGCATGAAGCCGACGACATGCTGTGGCGACTGGCCAAGGCCGTCGCTTTGGAGGCGGGCGCTCGCGCTCGCAATCGCAACGCCGCTTGTCGCGCTCGTCCTGCTGGCGAGCGTGTTGGCGACCGTGGCCGTTCATGTGGCGGAAAGGATTGAGGGGAGGCGATGGTGAATGAGCGGCAAGCGACGACTGCCGCGGTGGGTTCTGGCGACCATGCGGCCGAAGCGATGGAACACCGACACGACCGACCCGTGCCCCGACTGCCGAAAGGCGGGCCTGCCGTACAGCGCCGACTGCCTGCGGTGCAACTTCTACAACCGAATCGCCGAACTGACCATTTCGAGGATCTTCCATGCTGACGCACACACTACTCAAGGATGACCTGTACCGCCTCTGCGGCGTCACGTCCTCCACGGCGCGCGCGGACGTCATCGCGGCGGTCGGGCAGGCCATCAACCGGGCGCAGGCGCGGTTCGCCCTGGCGCACGACTGGTCGTTCCTGGAGCAGTATCAGGACCGCGTGGACATCGCGCTCGCGGCGCCGTACACGACGGGCACCGTCACGGTGACGCAGGACAGCAAGGCCATCGTGGGCGACGGGACGGCGTGGACGAAGGACATGGAGGGCGACTACTTCCGGCTGACGGGCGAGGAGTTCTACGAGATTCGGTCGTGGACGAGCGCGACGGCGATGACGTTGGCGCTGCCGTATCAGGGCAGCGGCGGGTCGGGCGAAGACCACCAGATTCTCAAGCGGTTCTACCCGCTGCCGCTCAACTTCCTGCGGGCGAAGGCGCGCGACGCCAAGCTGACGCAGCCAGGCAACGGCAACTCGCAGTCGCTCATGTGCCACGCGCGCGGGGCGGCCTCGCTCGACAAGCTGGACACCGGGCGCCCGCAGTGGTTCACGGTGGCGGGCAACCATCGCAGGGCGGCCTACTTCGACACCGGCACCGTGACGGTCGCCACTACCGGCGGCGTCTCGACGTGGACGATTTCGACGGGGACGCTGCCGACCGACATCGTTGACCGCGAGGTGCGGGTGGCGGGCGAGTCGGCCAGCTACCTCATCAACGCGAGGACGGGCGCGACGACCTTCACGACCTACGACGCCTACGTCAACCCGAGCGACCTGACGGGCGCGGTGTCGGCGGCCAGCTACGCGATCACGCCGAAGGAGACGCTGCTGGTGGCGTTCTCGCACGTCGCCGACCAGCGGTACATCTTCACGCTGCCGTACATCAAGCGGCTGCCCGACCTGTTGGCGGCAAGCGACGTGAGCGAAATCAGCAAGGCGGGCTACGACGACGCGCTGCTGGCCGTGTGCCGCGCGGCGCTGGCGACCGATTTCAGGACGCTGCTGGCGCGCGACGGCGACCGGCAGGCGCTCATCGCCGAGGGCGCGGCGGCGGTCGCGGAGGCGTGGGCGAGCGAACAGCACGGCGAGACGATGCAGGAGCAGGCCGACGGCGGGCGCGTGGACCGGCGCCAGGCGGCCCCTAGCTGGATTTGACCATGAACAGACTACCCTTCGCGGAATGGCTCAAGAAGTACGGCATCAGCCCGCTGCACGCGGCGTTTCCCGACGTGGGCGGGTACGATTACGCGAGGATGTGGGCCGACGGGGTGGAGCCGGTGGAATCTAGATTGTCTGGAGATGTCCCGTCTAGAATCGCATATGTCAAATCCGTTCCAAGAAATTCTGCATTGGACTTTGAAAAAATCAGGGCAATGCGAGACGCCAGTGCGTCTTCAATGCCGAGATTCGTGTGGCCCGACGCCTACCGCACCCGGTGAACAATGCGCCCTATCGTCATCAAGGAAATGCGGGGACTGAACACCTCGCGCGCGCGGTTGCAGTTGCAACCCGGTGAGGCGGGCTGTCTCCAGAACGTCCGACCGAACCTGACCGACAACTGGGGCAAGCGTCGCGGCATGGAGACGGCGGCGGTGCGCGACGATGCCGTGCAGGGCATCTACGAATGGGACTTTGACGAGATCGTGATGCCGTGCGTGCAGGTCGGCGACGCCATGCAGTTCTTCCCGCCTGACATCTCCTACACGGTGACGCAGGGCGGCCAGCCGGTGATCGTGACGCCGACGCC